ATATTCATCCCGCTATCGTAATAAAAGCATCTACATCCTAGATCTTTTATCAGTCCTGTGTATATTCTCATATCTTGAGCGTATATAATGAATGAAAATCCTCCGGTCTGAACACCTGTATTGAGTCATCCGGATACATACCTATATAATAACCGTAAAAAGCCCGCAGAAGGCCATTTTCTAGGCTTATATCCAAAGCCTTTACCTTGTGACCATCAACCATCAAATCAAGTTCCTTGGTTCTTTGGGATATCTTGTCGAACCATTCAGGTATAGGATCAATCCCGTACCTGAATGCGTTTACTGTTGATTTTATAGAGATATACGTACCCATGATCAGATAAGATTACAATCATCACGTTTAACAACCTTAAAATCTCCCTCTCTAAATAATAAAACTACGTCAGTTCTATTATACTTACACTTCTTGATATCCACCAAATGGTAAGAAGCCTCCCCTACGGCGGGGCGAACCGGTCTCAATACGGCTACGGCTATATCACCGCCAAGCTCAACCCCACCGGTTACACCTTGTAAGCACATGAATATATATCCCTCAAACTCATGTTTCTTGCCGATAAACTCGCTCATAGGAATACCTACAAATAGATAGGTCTTTACATCCTCTTTTTTTACCTCTATAGCGTTCTCAACACTAGAAGGTATTACGTCTACAAATTTTGCTCCGATAGCCATAACCTCAAATATTTAGTTTAGTTCTTAATTCTTGACACAATTCTTGATTGTCTCTCATAATACTTAACGTATTATCCACTCCATTGCCTACTCGGACCTCTCCGTACCAGTACCATGATCCTTTACGGGTAAAGATACCGGTTTCCTCACATAACTTCAAAAGTTCAAGTTCCTTGTCAAACCCAACTCCATAATATAAGGCTGTCTCGGCTATCTGGAACGGTACTGCGGTCTTATTCTTCAGCACCTTTATCCTGACCTCATGACCTACTGAAGATCCATCCTCACCTAATATAACCTTCTTTCTCGCCATCTCCATACGGATAGAGGCATAGAACTTAAGGGCGTTACCTCCGGTCGTTACCTTAGGATCTCCGTATATAACACCGATCTTCTCCCGATATTGGTTGATGAATACCAGAACACATTCGCTTTTGTTAACGATACCTGTAAGGACTCTCATAGCCTTTGACATCAATCGAGCTTGCAATCCCATGTTACTATCCTCCATATCACCCTCGATCTCCTTCTTCGGGACTAGATTTGCAACGGAATCCACGACAATAAATCCTACCCTGCCGGACTCCACCAGCTTGGCCGTGATGTCAATAGCCAGCTCACCGTAGCTTGGCTGGGAGATCAAAAACCGGTTTATATCCAACCCCATTTTCCTAGCGTACTCAATATCAAAAGCGTTTTCCACGTCTATTATAGCTACTAGCTTATCTGGATGTTTTTTCTGGAACTCGATCATACTTAACGTACACATCATAGTCTTGCCACAAGATTCCATCCCGACCAGCTCATGAATCCGGCCTACCGCCCATCCGCCGCCGAGAGCCTTGTCTACCACCAGCGAACCAGTGCTTTCCCTTGGTATGGATATTATAGGCTTATCATCGCCGAAGTTCATTATCGAGCCTTCTCCAAGCTCTTTATTTAAAGATGATACTAATTCATCTACGTCTGAAAAAAGTTCTTTCTTAGCCATTATAATCCAAATTCCTCAAAGTTAAATAAATCCTGTTGCTTCTTTATCATACCCTTACCGATATCAGATATCTTCTCCGGCAGGAACACCCCATCGTTATCATCCACCTTCTCCATGAAATTTGATACATTCTCACTTAACAATATCGCGTTATCATTAGGTACTGATTTTAGATAAAGACCATCAATTGATCTACACCTTGAAAGAGCGGTATATATCTGACCGATCTCAAAAGCCCTACTCATATCAACGAATATATTATCTAATGTCATCCCCTGAACTTTATGAGAAGTGATAGCGTATCCTAATCTTAACGGATATTGAATGATATAACCACAAGACGTTCCTTCTAAAGATCCATCTACTTGCCTATATTTCATTTTATCCCATTTTTCTTTAGTTATATAAACCTCACTTCCATCGGAAAGCTGAACCGATATAGCGTCATCACATGGGTCTATATCTGTTACTACACCCATAGAACCATTCACATATCCAATACCGTTCCTCGTTATTATAACCTTAGCTCCTACTTTTATTATAAGTTCATCCTCACATGGAGCCGCAGGTTTTTCACCGAATATCTTAGCCTCGAATTTAAATACCTTATTATCTATCTTATCAAGATTAGATTTGTTTATCTCATAAGCCTCCTTATTGGTTGAGCATATTACTATAGTATCATTCATATTCTCAGGGTATATCACCCTTGATTTTAGGATAGATCTAGATTCCTCGGTAATAACCCCACATCTTATATCCTCCAATACAGACAAAAGTTGTGGGTCTTTTTGACGGAATACCTTATCGAAGGTAATTACCGAGAATCCTGAGACTCTTAATGCCTTTGACGAGAAAAAGAATCGGCTTTCATAATACTTATCAATAAAATCATCAACGGTCACTACAGGAGGTAATTGTGACAGATCGCCGAACATAATCAGCCTAACTCCACCAAAAGGTTCCCTGCTTCGTTTGCATTGTCTAAGTATATCGGCAACCTCATCAAGCAAATCGGGTCTTACCATACTAATCTCATCGATAACGATAGTATCAAGATTCTTGACCTTGCTTTTCATGAACGGACTTACATCAACCTTATTTGATAACATATTCCTCTCTACTGAGGGGATGTAAGGATCGTTTTTTATAGCGAAGAAAGAGTGAATGGTTTGTCCTCCGGCGTTCAGGGCCGCAACACCAGTGGGGGCTACTATAACACATTTACCCAAGAACTTTACGATACGTCTCATGAACGTACTTTTACCACTACCAGCCCTACCGGTAATAAATAGATTCTCCCTAGTGGTGAAAATCTTTTTCAAGGCACGACCTTGCTCCACGTTTTTATCCACCGTCATAATATGACGAAGGAGGTCGTTTTCATTTTTAAAATCCTCTTGTACCATGTCTTTTTAAGTTTATGGTACAAAGATACGAATAGTTATAATTAACTATTAAAAATAAATGTGAATAATATATAAATATTAAATTTTATATCTGATACTCAAATCATCCAGCTTTACTCATCTCGGACCCTTTTACCCCTAAAAAGACGTCTTTTATAAAATCTTCGGCGATGATTATATGCATTATCTTTCCTCTGTATGATAGTCTTAGGTGTCCGATAGTTACGTTCTTCCTGTCTTTGGTATTGACTATTCCATTGTTTTTCTTTACCTCATCATATAAATCGGATATAGTCTTACAGCACATACTAAGAACTTCTTTTATCATCCGATATACCGTTCTTTGGGATATTAGCATCATACCTTCTTTTGATAACTTTATATTCAATCTATCCATAAGATATGACACATTGAATTTGATAGTTCTTTTTTTAGTTACCTTATATATCTTATTTATATTTCTGTTTCTAGCTGAGAATATTATTTTTGATAACATCTTGACTCTATTTAATTTACGACTTTTGTTAGCCATCCATCTTCTGGTATTCGAATCAAGATTTTTATCAAGGCAGGTATATACAGATTCTCCTTTCTTTACAAACATATCCTTTATCCTTGGGGTCTTACTAGCCTTATGCTTGTATTTTATGATATCCGATAAAGCTATCATAATCTCTCCTTCAGCCCAAGCCTTTAAGCTTATAAGCTGGTAGTTCATATCCTCATGAGAATCCCTTAACACATGGCGGTAGCAGAAATAAGCGCATCCATCTGATAGGATATCAATAAAATCATTGGTATTGATCTCTATCTGATCTCTATTTCCGCTATGCATCCTATTTCTTAGAAACACATGTTTGAATACGTTTATGATAATAAGATATATCATTGCCATCTTACATTCATCACTGATCTGAATACCTGATCCATGATACTCCTCATGTTTCAATGAATATTTTATAGCTGTCACTTTCTTGCCTTCCTTATTGGTAACAGGTTTGAAATCGACTGGGCATATAAGTGACCCGGCTGGAAGTTTTACGCATCCTAGCTCATCTTTTTTGACCTGAATATTACGTGGAGTATATCTTTCGGTAATAATCTTATCGAAATTTGATTTCATTATATGTAAAATTCCTATCTTTGTTCCCATAGAATTTTTTATTTGCTGCGAATATACAAGTTTTATCAATACGAAACAAGTTATTCGGATGGATGGGTAGCCTGTGAAGGTCACCCATTTGTTGTTTATACGAAATTATCGTAATAAATTAGAGAGGGTAAATCACTGTGTTTGTGGAAGATCATTTTTGACACAACACTTGTTACGCGCGCGTTAATAGGTATATTTATTAAATATAATTAACTCTATAAACATATACTACTTTCTAATATCTCTATCCGTACACAGAACCTCTCCTGACGTCGAGTTCCTGTGTACTCCACTTAAAGTCTCTATTTAATAAAACATTGCTTTTTACCGCCAAGGTATGGTGCCGTCAGGCAGGATACCGCAGGCTAAACCTGGTAGAAGCCGTATCTTATACCGGAAGCCGGAACCCCGGTAGGGGGATCGGGTGGAGCAAAAGCCAAAGAAGAAAAAGCGAGGTCTTGTGCAGTCGCTCACGCTCCGGCCGTCCGTATCTTCTACGGCAGGCCCCATCGCCCCAAGGCTTCCCATTTCCCCTTGGCTTTATATCCCATAGCTTGGGAGGAAGGAATCCAAAGGGAAAAAGGTAAGGTCGTATTCGGTCGCTCACGCTCCGGCAGGCGAATATATCTCTACCGCCTTCCATGTCAATAGCGAATCTCTGGCGGCATTGTCCGGTATGACGGCGGTAGCCTTACCCTGGGTGTCCCAGCGTGTCCCCCACCAACCTTTTCCCTTTGGATGCCTTGGGCTATGTCATGGGACAATAAGAAGCCAAAAAGAAAAAAGGAGTGGTCGCATCCCGTGAGGCAGGATAAGGATGTCCCCCGCCGTCCACGTGCGTAGCGTACGTTAACTTCACTGTCCTCGCTATTGAAGCCTGCCACAGACATACATGGCTTCGTTCGTCTTACCCCACTAGCTTTTCCCTTTGGATTCTCGTAAATACATGCTAGTCAGCATATATTATGTCGATTATGGCAAAATTTCTTGACAACGATATTTTTTTTAAGTAGTTTTGCTGAAAACTAATTTCATATGCCGGAACAGAGAAAAGCTTTCGTATTTGCGTTACCTTACGACACTAGACTGGATATGATCCAGCAATTCTTAAGGATATACAACGGCTATCTGGATTCTAAGGGTAAGAGCTTGATTACCGAAAGGACGATAAACTTACTTTCTTTCTACATCAACTACGGATACTCGGATGATACCAGGGCTAAGTACATGGATTGTCATGGACAGAAGGAATCTTACGTCGCTGTCCTGAACAACGAGCTTAAACGTGGGGGTTTTCTGGTGGACAAGAAGAACGGGAACTTCCGTACCCGTGAGCTGTCTATTGAGATGAGAAGCTTACGTAACTATTTTATTCTTGATGGGGAGGGTGATGATACTCGTGTAATGGGATTTGTGTTCAAGAGAAACAAATTGGATATTGATGGGTAGGAATCTTATTTCATTCGATAGGGATATCGTGGATGAGGTGGTAAGAAGATCTGATGGGAAGTTTACCAAACAACAGGTAGAGTGGTGCATGAAAGCATCCGTATCTTATATTCATCATCTCTCCAGATATACCGATAATATATCTATCAGGATCCCGTTTATCGGATACGTTATATGCAATCTTCGCGAGATGCGGGTAAGACGTGATAAGATACGTCGGATATTTGTCAAGGAAGGTAATCGTTATCCGGATGAAAGGATGCCTATTGAGCTTGATTGTCTGGATAAGAAGATTAAGGCGATAGAGGATATGGAGGGGTTGAAGAACGGAGATCCTCTTATACGTGATAACCATGAGGCCATGTATCAATGTCGGTATGGAATGACATGGGAACAATTACAGGATTTTCAACAAAAACAATTTAAGAAATAATATGCAAACAATCGGTAAAGCCCAAGTGATAGCCCAAGCTTGGGAAGACAGTTTATTGGGTAGGATTCCTAAGGATGAGAAGGATTATCCGGAGTGGTACAAGAATCGTCTTGATTTATGCAAGAAATGTCCTAAGAACTCTTCTAATATAGCTTTCTTTAAGTTACCAGCTAAGGTATTGCTGCAAAGATTGATGGGAAGACAGGCATGTTCGTTGTGTGGTTGTTTTATCAAGGAGAAAGCTTGGATGAAGACCGAGGTATGCCCGTTGAAGTTCGTGGAAGGAGAGAAAGCCAAATGGAACGCCATGGAGGTCATAACCGCCGATCATAACGATTTTAATATCGAGTGCCCTAACGATGCATTTGATATAGGACTTACGGATGACGAGATCGAGTTTTATCTAAATATTTTTGATCAGAAAATAGGTGATAAGATAGAAATCGTGTTATTTATCACCCATAAAGATGGTTTCCATGTCAAGGAGCATCATCTTGGATGTGGATGTATGGGAGACGTTTCATATAACAAACATCCTGACAATGAGAATAGAACTATATTTAGGATGACATTGGATACCTCAAAATATACGGAAGGTCATTTTGAGAAACATCTATCTCTTATGGGTTATACGAAGGATGATCCTGAACGTAATTTCAAACATTTCCCGCTACGTATTATAGGGGAAGCTTATAAGTAAATACTATGCGAAGTCCCGTAAGAAGTAAGATAGATGATCGTATCCATGCCCTTATTGTCATGGAAGTCGGATGCCGTGAGTTGCCTGAATATTCGTTGGGTGATATACTTTACTCCGCTTTAAGGAGGATAGCTAGGGCTAATGGTGGTAATGTCCGCTTCTTGCGGGATGTTAGTACCAGGGATTTGTTGAGGTCTATAGACCAAAGCATCAGTGATGAGATTGAATTAAATAATAATGATTATAACGTGTGATTATAATGGAAGAGGATAAGGATATCAAAAAAGAGATCAGGGATTATCTTAAAGAAGAGGCGGATACTCATATAAGGCATTGGATAGCCATAAAGCGTGAGAGCAAGCGTCTGTATAGCGATATTGAGGATAGGACTAAGAAGATAGCCCTTAAATCATCTTCGTTGATAAAAGAGGAGGATTTTGTCGTTCTTCATGAGATGACCCATAAGATACAGATGTTGAATATAGAGGCTGTAAAAGTCAATTCTAGGTTGATGTTCATAATCCAGTTGGCTACCAGCTTCGGTATGGATCTGGATTTAGACACGACATATGCGTCCACCGCCAAGAGTATTATAGAAGACAAAACGTCTGGATTCGTGTTTTATGATGACAAGGAACGTCTTAGATATGCTGACAAGGAGCTTGAGGATATGTTCCATGACATGAGCGTGAAGGAAGTAAGTAAGATCGGGGTTGTTCAATCTTATGAGCTTCTTATGAAACAGTATAACGAGTTTAAGGATATGAAAGCCAATGCCACAGGGAAGACGAAAGCCGACGAGTAAGGATGTCGATCGGGTGAATGATAATCTTGAGGTCATATCCAAGGCCGTGGATGACGCCAAGACGTATATCGCCAAGCATCCATGGGATAAGGAGAAACCTGAGGATATGGCTAGGGCGTTCGATTTCATATCCAAGTTGATCGATAAGATCAATTCATGGAATGAATCGTATATGGAAAAAAGCGGAATCATGGATGTATATAGGTCTGTAAGCAATGTCCAGAAAAAGGAACGTAAGGGTCAGGTTTCTGGTGGAATCGAGTCTGTTTTAAAGGATATTATGAAATGAGTTTAAGCACGAGTCCAGAATTTTATGTAAACATGAAGAATCCCCCTGTATGGAACGATTTGTTCGGATGGGAGGATCAGGATGATGATGTTAAGCAGTTCTTTACAGAGGAGGCTTATAAGGTCAAGAACGGGATAGCTATCAACGGTACGTTCATCCCGCCATGGCTTTATTGGCATGTTAATTTCTTTCCCGTATTCCAGGATCTTCCAAACGGGGAACGTGTGCCAGCGATCAGTCGTTTGCGTGACAACGAATGGTTTTTCGCCGAGATGTACCAACGTGCCCGTATGGAGAAGAAGGGGTTGGGGATGTTTGGTACTCGTCGTTTTGGCAAGGCTCTTCTGGACTCGGAGCTTATATACACTCCTTATGGTTCCAAGAAAATAGGATTCGCCGACATAGGAGATATCATATACGGTGATGACGGGAATCTTACTACCATAGTGGGCGTATATCCTCAGGGATTCGTTGATACGTACAAAGTGACCTTTGAGGACGGTCGCAGCGTGGTGTGTTGCGGGCAGCACCAGTGGAAGGTCAAGTATCATGGTGATTATAAAGTCATGAGTACGATGGGTATTATCCACTCTGACTTCTCTAAAATGACTATAGATATGGGGGATGCGGTTGATTTTCCTGAGCGGCGTTGGCTGATATCACCCCAGCTCATGGGGTCTCTGGTCGCATCCTTCCTTTGTGGCGCTACCGACAGGATCTTTGAGCTAAGCAAGAAGGAGATGGATGATGTCATTTATTCATCAAAAAAACAGAAAGAGTTATTTATAAGCTCGTTCATGAAGATCGCTTGCGGTATAAGCACCGGCGATGATCGTTTTAAGGTTGTTTACAAAAGTGAGTATATTATATCCTTCGTAAGAAGAATATTCTGGTCTATGGGATATTATTGCGTCATGGATGGTGATGATATGTATATATCCAAGACCCATAACAGACTTAGGATATCCGATATAGATTATTACGGGAAGTATAAGGCTACTTGTATTGAGGTAGATAATAAATCTCATCAGTTTCTTACTACCAATTTTGTCGTATCCCATAATACGACTATCATGTCATCCCTTCTTCAGATGAACGCTACCATGACGATCGGGCTTAGCCATTCCGTGGTAGGTTTCAGCGATAGCGATTTATCTAATATAGGTGAGTATTGTGAGTATGGTCTTGATCATGTGCATCCTTTTTTCAGGATCAACAGGACCAAGACCGACTGGAGTTCGGGCGTTACATTAGGCAAGAGGATGTCCAATGGCGTACGTGATATCCATGCCATTATCTCTATAGCCAACATCAACATGGGTAGGAAGACCTCCACGCAGAAGACGGCTGGTTTGACACCGGCTACGGCTATTTTCGACGAGGTTGGTAAGGGACCTATCAAGAAGCCTTACACGGCCGCCATGCCTTCCTACGACACTCCTTACGGCTGGCGTCTTAGCCCTATCTTGGCTGGTACTGGTGGTGAGGTAGAATTATCCAAGGACGCTCAAGAAATGTTTTCTGATCCCGAGACATATAACCTTCTGGTCATGGACTGGGATATCCTAAACCGTAGAGCCATGAAAGGAAAAACATGGAAAGAACGGAAATGGGCGATGTTTGTTCCGGGACAAATGGCAAACTCCGGTGTCAAGGTAACTATAGGTTTGGGTGATTATTTAGGAAAACCTGATGATAAGAAGCTTAATAAGATCAAGATTGACGCCACAGACTTCGAGGCTAGCACCAATAAGCTTAATGAGGAGCGGAAGAAACTATCTACAAAGGACAGGGTAGCCTATACCTCTCATACCATGTTCTATCCTTTTACGATTGATGACTGTTTTTTAAGCTCTTCTCAAAATCTGTTCCCGGTTGAGTACGCTATCAAGCATAAGAACGATCTTCTTGAGTCGGGTCAATATAGTGGCATGCTGTGTGATGTTTTTCTTGAATCGGGCAATAAGCTTGGTACTACTAAATCTAATAAACAGCTAGCTGGTTTCCCGTTTAGTGGAGGTGTTATTGACGCTCCTGTTCAGATATTTGAGATGCCTCAATCTAATAGGTTTGATGATTTTATATACGTAAGCTCGCTCGATCCGTATAAGCAAGCGAAGTCTGATACCCCTTCATTAGGAGCTTTTTATGTATTCAAAAGGCGTGTTGGTATTCGAGATCCTTATGCCTATAGAATAGTGGCTTCATACGTATCCCGCCCATCATCCATAGATCAGTTTTGCCGTACTTGTGAGGTGCTTCAGAAGGGATATGGTGCTATATGTCTTATGGAGAACGCTGACCAGATGTATGAGCAGTATCTTAATCGGAAGAGTGGTATGCCGGCATCTTTCTTCCTGTTTGCTGGTGAGGCAATAGCCAATAAGTATGTGAAGGCCGGCTCCCGGCAGAACAGCAAGCTGGGGCTATACCCGACCCCCGGTAACCAGAACCTGCTATTCTCGTGTGTCGTGGATTACTGTTGGCAGGATTTCGTTATCGGATATGACGATAATACCGGTCTTGATATAACGGTGAAGGGCATTGAGTTGATCGATGACATAGCTCTACTGGATGAAATAATACAGTACAAGCCCGGATTGAACGTCGATAGAATTATATCGTTTGGTCATGCTTTAGCTTTAGCTAGGTATTTTGACGATAACAATTACATGCCTAAATCGAAGATCGAGGAGATGAATAACGCCCGCAAGGAAGACGCTTATAAGCACCATGAGATATATGCCTCTGCCTTTGGATCGGTATCTATAGGAGCTTTTAGGTAAATGAATGTCAATTAAACGCCTATCTTTGTTGTAAATAAAATTGAATAATCATGGAAGTGTTTAATAGAGATCATTCGTTTCCAGCAAAAGGAGCGTTATTAGGATTACCTCCTCAGGCTATTTCCACGAAGAAAAAGAACAGGAAATGGAAGGAGGATTGTATGGATGCTCTTGAGACGATAGGGTTGAAACAATATGATCGTAACCAAATGTACCGTGACTATTATCTGATGGCGGATGGTAAGTTATCTTTTATGGAGATGGCGGATGTTATCCCACAGTTAAGAAACGTACAGAAGTTAAGGAGTGATATAAGGATACCCTCTTTCTTGAAGCATTATGATATCATAGGTGGTATTGTAAACGCTTTTGAGGGATGGTTGACAAACCTACAGGATAAGTATACGGTTAATGAGGTAGGGGATATGGCTATAAGTGAGTATGAGGACACAATGTCAAACTTACTTCATCGTCATATACAAGAACAGTGGGATATTATCGTTAATCAGCGTCTTGTAGAGGCCGGTCTTGATCCTACGTACAATGAGTTTAATTCCGAGGAGGAGCGTCAGGCTTATGTTCAGCAAATCCAACAGGCCAAAGCGTCTATGACCCCTGATGATATCCAGAGGTTCATGAGTACAAGATGGAAGACGCAGGCGGCGGTATGGGGGGATCATACGATCGAGGCTGACCGTAGCCGGTTTTATATGGATGAGCTTGACAGGGAGAATTTCCGGGATCGTCTTCTTAGCGGAAAGATGTTCCGGAATCATTTCGTTGGTTTCGATTACTACCGTCCGGAGGTATGGAGTCCGATGGAGGTATTCCATCCTGACGTGAAATACCCGCAATACGGATCTTATGTGGGCCGTATTCATTATTACGAGGGTGTTGAGCTGATATCAAGATACGGCCATAAGATGACAGCCAAGGACAAGCGTCGGATTATGGGAGGTGACGATGATTATGAGGGATGGGTATCTAATGACGGTGCTAGGTATGACTGGAAGAAAAAGAAACCGTCTATTACCGGTATGTACGAGAATGAGGTTGTCCCATGGAAGGGATACCATGACTATGAATCTATAGTCGCCGCTGAGGATTACTACGGCGTTCCGATGGGTGAGTACCACACCTTCGGGCCGGACGGGGAGGAGCACACCCAGCCCCGCTTCTTGCCCCGCTTCCATCCCTTTGGATATTTCAACTCCGGAATGGCCGATGGCAAGAGATATGAGATAGACTCTCGCCTTTTTAGGGTCATGGAGGGATATTGGGTATCCATGAAACCGATATTCTTAATAACTTACATGACGGAGACCGGAATGGTGGATCAGGAGCTTGTGACAGATGAGCTTCTCCCGGAGTTCTTGGAGAAGAATGGTATCAAGAAAGTGAAGAGGGTTATGGCCGAAGCCGTTGGTGATCCTGAGGTGAACACCTATATCTTGGAGTATGTACCTGAGGTTAGGTTTGGCGTTAAGATCACCGGAGGTAATTTAATGGATAAGCCTATATATATCGGTGGGGATCCAATACCTCATCAGATACATGGTGACAGCAGTCTGTATGATTATGTCATTCCGGTTTCGGGATTTATAGGGGCTAGTCTCGCTGATCGCATACAGCCGTTCCAGATGATGTATAACCTTGCTATGAATCAGCTATACAATAACGCCGAGAAGGAGATCGGTAAGTTCTTCTTAGGCGACTTAGGATTCCTGCCTACGGAATATAAGGATATGATGGACAAGAAGGGAGCTTTGGCTACTTTTATGCAGATCGTTAAGTCCGTCTCATTTATGGGTGTAGGTGGTAATGACACAAACAATCCTTACCAGAATCCGCAGATGAGCAGCATATATAATCAGTTCGGTGTATATGATCTTACTAATACGGATCAGATAAGATCCCGTATGGAAATGGCGTCTTACGCCTATATGATGGCTTATAGGATGATAGGTATATCCGAGCAGGCAATGGGTCAGTCAACTAGATACGAGAGTTCTACGGGCGTAAAACAGGGGGTTAACGCTACCATGTTACAGACCCAGACTTATTTTAATGATTTCGATGACTTCAAGAAACGGACATTGGATATTCATCTAGCCGTGGCTCAAGTATGTCAGAAGGAAGGATACGATTGGACCGTGATGTACAGAAACAGCGATCTTTCCTTGGCTTACATCAGTCTTACGGATAATAGCTTGTCGTTACGTCATCTTAATGTTATGGCTGTCTCTAATTCCAAGAAACGTCTGGAATTGGAGAATTTGAAACAATATATATTACAGACAAATACGTTAGGTAATGACTTACTTGATATCACTAGGATGATGAGCGCCAACTCAACGGCTGAGATGAATCAGATCGGAAGGGATGCTAGATCTTACGCCGATCGTGTAAGGCAAGAAGAATACCAGAATCAACAGCGACTTGTCCAGCAGCAAGCCGAGGCCGAGCAACAGGCACGTAATGATGAGCATGAGAAGGATAAGGAGCTGGCTTATATCAAGGGCAACTTCGACTTAAGGGGTAAGAGCATAATGGCCGCCGGTCAAGCGGCTAGGACCGAGAACAACTCTGAAGGCATGGATTATGTCGAGGCTATGGCTGATAGGGCTTTAAGGGAAAGAGATCTTGATATCAAGGAAGAGGATATGAGAACCAGACAGGCTAACGCCGAGGCTGAGCGAAGATCTCGTGAGGAGATAGAGAAAAGAAAGTTGGAATTAAAAGAAAAGGAGATAGACGCTAGAAACAAACGTTCTGATACAGATAGGTTTACGTCAATAATAAACAAGAATTGATTACAAGTTTTGTAAATATTTTTACAAAATCTGTAATCATTTTGGCGTAAAATTCTGTCATATACTATAATGGGTTTGATTTAATTGGTAATTGGATTAATAATACTTTTGTAAAAAGCAAAAAAGGAAATTGTATGAATGACATGGGTGATTTCGCTAAGGGTTTTAAGACCATGAGTGTCGAGGAACTTTTTTACCGTGGTGACGGTGATGGCGATAAGAATAATATCGAGGGTAAATATGATAAGGATGGTAATCCTATAGGTGATACCAATAAAGAGCCTGCCGACGGCGGAGCGGCTGAAGGTGGCGGGGATAAGGGCGGCGACGCTACCAACCCAGACCCAGATTCCTTTGGCGAAGGCGGTACTGATAATAATAACGTGGTATCAGTGTTTAACGGGAAATCTTTCTTGGAAAAGATGGCCGCCAGAGGTATCATCGACAGTATCGATAACCTTGATATTATGGTAGATGATAAGCCAGTCGATCTTTCTACTATCACAAAAGAAGATGATTTACTTGATATAGTGGAGGGGTTGATCAAGGATAAGGCCGATGAGTTGTTGAAGGATAAGGTTGATACCGGTTCTATGTCTGACTTCATGAAGAAGATGATAGAGGTGGATAAGGCTGGAGGTAACGTAGGTCAGCTTCTAAACCAATATCAGAACATTCAGGCGCCGTTGGACAACCTTGATATGAGCAACAAGAATGATCAGCTTGCGGTCATCCAACATTATTATAAGATGTTGGGTATGCCGGAAGACGAGATAAAGGATAATATGGAGATGATGATTGGCAAGGGCGATGAGTTCATTGAGTCCAAGGCAAATAAATTCCATGATATCCTGAAAAAGGAGATGGATAACCTTATCGAGGAGGAGAAGAAAAAATCCGAGAAAAGGAAACAGGAGTTGATTGAGCAGATGAAGATCTATAAGAAAGGTCTTAAGACGTCTATAAGCTCAGGATTCCAGTTGACTGACACGATGATAGGTAAGGCTGTCGATTTCGTTACCAAGCCGATAGACAATCAAGGTCATACGGCTATAGATAAAGCTTATTCGGAGGCTATCAAGAATCCGGACATGGCCGCTGATCTGGCTTTGTTCTTGATGAATAAGGACGAGTTCCTTAAACAGAAGACTAACAAGGCTAAGATGGAGGTCAATAAGAAGACCATCACTCTTCTTTCTGGCAATAAGGGAGGAAAGCAAAATAAGAATAATATCGATAATGATACTATAGAGGCTAACTTCCTTGATCTAAGTGGATCAAAGAGTGTATAACGTTTAAATATATTGAAAATGAATCCGTTTCTTACAAAAAGTTTCCCGGCTACCGTGAATGGCGATAACGTTATTGCCTTCACCGATGCCAAGAACTATAAGACTTCGCTCGTAGAGCATAACTTAGGCTCATTGGCGAGCTGGTATTATGAGGATCCCGACAAGAATCATCTAGGTCTGTTGAACTTGTTCTCTAATATCGCCAACTACCCTGTTCCGATGTATATGGGTATGATTAATAACGGCGCTACGATCTCCGTTAACGGTATTGGAGCTTCTTTCCGTTATGATTTGCCTGTTACAAAGACATTCGCTGTCGTTACGGCTGAGGATACTTCAGGTCATCATCTAAAACCGGGTATTGACGGTAGTTTGTTTGATATCGTTTTGAATACCTCTGAGTTTACGGCTTATGATGTCATCACCTATGACGCCGCTAACGGCTGTAATATCCTTATATCTGGTGAGATCCCTTCAAAAACAGAAGGTGACTTGACACGTTATTGGTGTCGTGTTATTGGTGGTAAGGCTAAATACTTCCCCAAAGAGAAATTACGTCCGGGTATCCGTTACTGGAAGATCGGTCATGCTCTTGGAGAGTATAGCACCCAGTTCTCTAAGGTATCTGGAGCTGACAAGGCCGGTTCTATGACTTGTGAATTCCGTTTAGGAAACCACCGTGGTGTTGAGGGTGAGACAACTATGTACGCTGGTATGAAGTCCATGCAGGCCGCTCAGAACAGCACTTCAGAGTTCGTGGAGACCGCTCTTCGTCGTATGAATGCTATGAGAAGCGAGTATGAGGGCAATATTCCTGATTTGGCTATTATCGGTAGGACGGTTAATGGTAGGCTTGATTTACGTACGGCTAAGGTAGCGTCCACGCTGGAGGTATTCTGTATGGCTGAGTTGGTTAAGCTGGAAGCTAGACAGTTGATGTGGCAAGAAGGTGGTATTATCATGGATCAAAATGGTCCTATCCATTTGAATGAGGGTGTCTACCGTCAGCTTCGCCGTGGTTACACTATCTACTATAGCCGTCCGATGGGTATTACTAAGGACACGCTTATGGCTGCCGCATCTTATATTTTCCGTGGACGTCAGGACCTTCCTATTACGGAGCGTAAGATCAAGTTCAAGGTAGGAGCTATGGCTATGATCAATTTAGAGAAGTTGATCAGGGAATCGTTCTTCACTACCTTGCAGAACTTAAGCTGGGGTATGGGAAGCGATAGGATGTTGCCTTCTAATCCTATTTCAGGTACTAACGACGCCATGATCTTAGGTCCGGTTCAGGTTAAGGGAGCTTTCATCCCGGGCATCGGTAATGTTGAGTTCGAGCACGATCCTTCTTTGGATTACGCTGACATGACAGATCGTAGCGAGTTAGTGAATGGCATGTATCCTAGATCCTCTTATTCTTGTATTATTGAGAATATCACTGACGCTGGATCGACTAACGCGTATTCCGCTATTCCTAATACGGCTAACGCTAAGTTGGGTAATATGAATAACAACGTATTCTATATCAAGCCAGAAGGCGTAAGCATGTGGTGGGGTTATGAGTATGGTCGTTGGGCACACAAAGCTAACGGTAATGAGATCGTATCATCCTTGCCGGGCATGAAAGAGCAATTCTGGTGCCACTCAGCTTCAGCGGCTTGGGTTATGGATAACAGCAAGTTCTTGATTATCGAGCTTCAACCGAACTACTTCGGCTAAGTTTTTTTTCATATGTAATTTGGTTTTTAGAGGGGAGGATATTCCTCTCCTCTTTTTTTAGGAAAGTAACGCAAAAATAAGGAAATGAAAGAGATTTTAAAATCAAGGAAGGTATTGGCCGAGGTAAACGGTTTCAATATCATGTCAGATACCTTATATGAGGTTGTAGGCAAACACGATGGAAGCGCTCCTCAGGCCTTTCAAGACGCTAATATAGCTAAAGCTCCGTTCCCGGAGAACGCCACTCACGTATGTTGCCCTTGGGATGATTTCTCCAAGGCCTATAACACCGGTTTTTATCCAAGATCAAGATGCTATAATGGTCTTGACAAGAATGAGATCGACAGGCTCGTCAAACAGCGGGTAGATAATATCATGAAGCCTTTCGAGGAAATGTCGCAGATGGATCTATCTCAAACCAATTTAGAATTTTGGGATGACGCTAAAGATAAGATCTTCATGGGTAAGGTTTATAATACGGCTAATACCGTAGATCTATTTTATTTATATCTGGCTGTATTTTCCGGCATGTTGACTCCTCAGGAAATGGATGGCGATCCTGTCTTCATGAACTCCATGTTCTGTTTCGTGGAGAAAGACAATATGAAGGATTTCGTCCAGCAGCGTGAGATCAATAAGATGAACATCAGCTATAAGTTTATCAGCGCCCTTAAGAAAGGTGGAGACGATCGTCAGGCTGTCATCGATCTTCTTCTTTACATCGGTATCGTAACTCGCCCGGATTTCACGGAGGATGAGTATTATACAGGATCTCTATCAAACTGGATGAATGAGAAGAAGACCAATGTTGATTATCTGCTTGATATCTGGGATCGGTCATTGGAAGGTGATTTCAAGGAAGTTCTTGAGTTTTACCGTATCGTAAACGTCCTTCAACGAAATGGTCGTATCAATATGACTCCATCCGGATTACAATATAATGGCCAGATCATAGGACCTGACGTTCGGACATCCGCTGAGTTCTTGGCTACCAAGAAAGACTTTATTGACATAAAGGCTAATGTATTGGATGAGTATGAGGAGATCATATCTATGTCTAATATCGATGATAAGTCCAAGACCAAGAAGGTTAAGGATATTAAGAAGAAGGATGACGTAGAGGAAGGTGATAAGGTTAAGGAGGAATGACGATGACAATCCAAGAAGCGTATCTAAGGTCTTTGCAGAAGAACGAGCAGAATCTGGCCAATGGCGGGATTAAGCTGGATCCGGGAAGGTTCGTGCTGTTGTTCAACGAGGCCCAAGACCGGTTAGTTAAGTACTATCTAAATAGGAAGGATGACGAGACTATACGCTCCATCCAAAACCTTCTTGTTTATTGGATGTCGTTGGATAATGCGGGTAGGATGGATGACCCTGAGTCTACGTCCTTTAACTTACCTGACGACTATCTATGGTTTTCTAACATAAAAGGCGTTTTCTCATACAAAGGGTGTGAGGCCGCTGATTTCGTTATGTGGGAGGCTAAGAACGAGAATATCCATGAGCTTCTTGGGGATGATAATAACCGCCCTTCTTACGACTATCGGGAGACATTCTACTCCATAGGGAACGGGAAGGTCGTGGTCTACGAGTCAGGCTTCCGTACCGAGGAGGTTAAAATGACGTACTACCGCCGTCCTGTCAGGGTGGACCTGTCGGGGTATATCAACGCCGCCGGTATCCAATCTACGGACATCGACCCGGAGCTGCCCGATCCTTTAGTGGAGGAGATTCTGGACATGGTCGCTAAACAATTCAACCTTAATGAGAATGAATTGTATAGATATAGAATGGATAAGGATAATGTGGCTTCCTTTAAATAAACAACGTTAGTTTTGATTATCCGGCCTGTCAGTTAAAAGACGGGCCGGTTTTTTTAACATCCTGTCACCGGATTTATATTACCCCATCTTTTTTTCCATTTATCTCCAAGATACCTGATTAGGGCATTAAAGTCAGATATGAATCCACTTTCTATCATATCGGATATATACCCTTGGAGCATAACTATCTCTTGCATCTGGTCAATAGAAGCGTAATTTCTTATTCCTTCTTCATGTTTACCAAATACCACATAATTCATTCCTTTTGCTATTCTTGATATATATGCTGAAAATTCACTATTTGTTATATTGTCACATAACAAAGATCTAACATCCTTGCACATTTTTATATATGTATCTCCAGCTATATTCCTGTTTTTAACCAATCCGTCTGTAAGCCATATGACAACAGTAGCGTATATCTCCGGATCTAGTTCCATTGCTATAGTTACGAAAATATATGGATCTATGAACCATTTTTGATCCCCTCTACCTCCTTTTCTATAGGCTAGCCCTATTTTTCTAAATTCTTTCAACGTTAGATTATCATAATCTATTCTCTTCTTTAAGCTATCATTACCGTATCCTAATTGAGTCATCAATGCTCTTATCTTCTCCTTGAATCCTTGATTACGCAATACATCATTTATTTCTTTTGCGGATAAGTTCATTGATTCCCTTTTTTTCTTTATAGAATCCATAGCTTCTGTTATACACACATATCCATCTTTACTCATTATGGATATAGGACTTCCTAAAAGAGTTCTACTCTCTGATTTTAAAATTAGATTTGATTTTATAATTTTGTTTTTAAAAGTTTATGTAATATCGTGAATCGGTCTGTGATAGATAGATTCACGATGCAAATATAAATAAATGGGATTTACTTTCAAAATATAATATAATTAATTGATAATCATGATTATAATAATGGGATTTATTATTTTTGTATATATTATTTGGTATTATTTCTCTGGAATCGGAGAAATCTCCGACTCCAGCAACTATTTATATATCAAATAGTTATATAAAAAACGTCATAAATTGTTTCTATTAATTATCGTTCATTGTGGTAGTATATCAGTATATCCTATTTACAAAAAGTGTAATCCGTATTAATATTCATATACTCATGGTTGTACTTTATTGTCGTGAACTCGTTTATTATTATGTTTGCGTTAGGTAAATAATTTTTTAAACTAAATATTGATAATATGTTGCACAGACCGCAAGACCGGGTACTTTTCGTATCCCCACACGCTAAGATGGTGGATGTTGATTCCATCTTCTTGAAGGAAGGACAGATCGGTATTTATGATACTAAAGATACTTCCGAGAACGGTTGTAAGGCCGTGATTGATTTTACCGGTAAGCCTCGTAACGACAAGCGTTATGAGATCCGTATCGGTCGTAATGAGCAAGCGGCTTCCCGCTCTATCTATGACAAGGATTTTTCCACGCCGTTATTCTCCTTGAACGAGATCACCGAGATTTACGCTTCTTGGCCGAAGAAGGATCACGCTTATGTCGATGACGTTATCTTAGGATACAATGGTGTCTCTGACGACACGGCTTTCTCCGTTTCCAAGGGCGACCGTATCGTTATCCGCTTGATTCTCGCCGGCAGGGCTTTCGAGCTTCTTGGCTACGAGGAAGGTCGTGTTGAGATCAATGACGCTATCCTTTTGGATGATTGCGACAATACCCCTAATCAATGCGAGGAATGTGATCCTTGCGAGGAGGTTGATTTGTTACCCGCCGTATTGAAGTGTATCGAGCGGATGAAGAACCAACCTATCGCAGGTGGTGGCAAGGTATCTGATTATATTGATATCACTCCGGTTACAAGATGCACTAATGAGGCTACTGAGCCTGAGACGGAGGACGTGAACTTCTATTGCATGGAGGTATGCGATACTGGTGATGATCTGGCGTTGGCTGAGGTTCGCGCTCAATATCCAGGATTGAAGATCGTACGTGAGACTATCGAGGGTAGCATGTCACGTTATAAGGTGATGAAGAAAGGCGCTAAACCGGCTGACTATACTCAACGCCTTATCTCTATCATGAAAGGATGTACGGATTGTCCTCCTAACTATACCGAGGTTAAGGGCGGCTATCTGTATTCTATTTCCTTGGAGGATGACGGTGTTGATATGTCTACTACGGTGGAGTCATTGCCTAACGTTGTAGCCGATACGGTTAATAAGATGAGTCAGATCAAGGGGTCAGGTTTGTATATTGCCGCTACTTCAAAGAAATTGACGGATGAGGAGATCTCTACTTTCGTGGAGGCTAATCCTACGGCTATTATCTACTATGTGGCTAAGACATCCGATATGTGCGAGAACCCTACGGTTCGTACCGCTTCTTGGTCAGCTTGTGGTTCTTGTAAGGTATCCACCGAGAAGTATTATATCACGATCCCGGATGATGAGTGTGGAAACAGTGCTTTGGAGGAAATAAAACAGGCTTTCCCGGAACTGGAGATCACCGACTACGGTACTCCGGCGGCTTGCCAGCATAGCTTCCAGACAACGGTATATACTAACATGTTGTGTGATGAGTGCGACAAGGTGTTCGAGGGATTCTTCACCAGCGAGGCTCCGGCGTCCTACCGCAACCGTATGTGGAAGAAATTGGAGTCGGCTCAGGAGCTTGGTACTAACTGCAAGTGCGGTATCCGTTTCCGTGGCAAGGAAATGTTGTTATCTCCATCAGAGTGCTTGATGGATAAAATGACTTATATCGAGGATAGCGTTGAGATCGTTGGCGCTAGCGGCGGTTATCCTGATTCTCTTGACGAGGGGTCTCCTATCTGGTGGGATCAACTTCACTTCGAGAGACTGTCTAGCAAAGCACCACGTACTCATGTCGGCGGTAATATGATGGATGACGAGTTGAAGGGTTACGCTCATTTCAACGGTTTCCCGAAACATCAGGATTTCATGGGGCGGACGTTCATGAACGAATATAGTCGTGTAGAGCAAACGGCTCAGTACGTTGACTTCCAGATTACGCTCAATCCTCATAGATACGCTCAGGGATTCGGAAAGGTTATCGCCGATGATCCGGTTAACCTGATCTTACGTGTACGCTATGGCGCTCATGAGGGTGTTCAGGAGATGATCAATATGATCGGTGCTGCCGCTGGTCTTGGTCCGGCCATCGTAACCGAGCCGAAATAAAGAACCTTTTTTGCGTTCATATATTTCCTAAAGGGGAGAGATTCATTTCTCTTCCCTTTTTTGTTATCTTTGAGGCATGATATCAGTTGAGAGACATATTATTAAAGATAACCGATTTGAGGATATTTGCCTTAAATCCGGGTTGCTGTACAATTACGTACTGTATCTGGTAAGGCAGGGTATTTTCAATGGGGAATATTTGAAGGAATATGATCTATCTACTAAATTAGGAAAGGAGAATCAATTTGATTTTAGACAACTTCCTACCGCTGTATCTCAGCAGGTGGTTGGTCAGGTATTCAAGAGCGTTAATTCATGGATCGGATTGAAGAAGGATTTCGATAAGAATCCTGGTAAGTATGACAATCATCGACCTCGTCTTCCGAAGTACAAGAAAGGTAAGAAACAGAATATGGTTGTATTTACAACTTCCTCTTGCCGGATAAAGGATGATGGTTATATTCATTTTGTTAAGAATGTTGTTGAACCGATAAAAACTAACGTAAAGAAAGATGAGTTAAAACAGGTAAGGATAGTACCTCAAGCTACATGTTATGTGGTAGAGGTGGTTTATGAAAGGAAGGAGGTTGATTTGAATATTAATAAAGATAATTTCCTTTCGATCGATTTAGGATTGAATAATTTATGCTCATGTATCAGTAATGTAGGCATCAAGCCTTTCATTATAAACGGGAAAGTTATAAAATCATTGAATCGGTGGTATAATAAGAAGAAAGCCAGATTGATGTCGTATATTGGCGATAAGGGAACTTCTAGGAGAATAAGAAGAATCTCTTTGTATCGTAATTGTTGGATCGATGATAAGATGCATAAGATTAGTAGATATATTGTAAACTTCTGTGTGTCTAATAATATAGGTCGTATCATTATCGGTCTTAACAAGGAGTGGAAGCAGGAGATAAATATTGGTAAGAGAAACAACCAGCATTTTGTCTCTATCCCTCATTCTAAGTTAATTGATAAGATAACATACAAAGCTAAATTGCTGGGTATAGAGGTTGTTACTCATGAGGAATCTTATACGTCAAAGATTGATCATCTAGCTTTTGAGAAAATGGAACATCAGGATAATTATCTAGGTAAAAGAAAACGCAGGGGATTATTCCAAAGCTCTATCGGAAAATTGATAAATGCGGATATCAATGGGGCTATCGGGATAGCTAGAAAAGTAATCGACGATTCGTGCGTTAATACGATAGTCAGTAGTGGGTTGGCGTTTAACCCGGTTAGGGTAAATATCTTGTGATATAAATATTAATCTAATTAATAAATTTTAAATTTTAATAACGTGTCTGCGATAAATGAGTATTTAAAGAGACTTGCTTCCATCTTCGGTAGCATGGGTTTCTCCGTTCCGCCAGATGACTTCTCAGGTGTTGTTATAGACGGAAAGACGTATCCGGTCATGATGAGGAATGACGGGTGTTACGTGTACTTCGATGATAAAGGAGTAAAGAGACTTGTAAGCGAGGTTCCTAAAAAGGACTATCAGTTCATTAACATCAAGGACGCCCGTGTGTCGATCGTCAACCAATGTTATCGTACTCCGGGAGGTCAGGTAGAGGCTCGTATCCATACCTATATGAATAATAAGGGAGAGATACTGGCCGAGAAGATATTTATCATCAACTCTTCAGATATTGATACGCCTATTGGTACGGAATTGGATAAGATTCCTGCCGAGTGGGTAGCTATAGATTGTAGCATAGCGGAGATGACCGATCGGGAGTTGATATTCGTAAGTAAATGTTACGCCACGGAAGGGGGCAAGGTCCAGATTGAGGGCGTAGAGTCGGTTGATCCCCGCCTGAACCCTGAGGTATCCCATTATGAGGTAGTGAATACGACCGATGATAGTAATCCTATCGGTACGGAGTATGACGCTATCCCCGACACATGGAATCGTATAGTATGTGATTTCCCGGACATGACTCAAAGGGAGATAATGCCGGTTCTTAAATGTTTTGATACCGGTACCGGGAGAGTACAGATAGAGGGATATAAGATATTTGATTATGAGATGGGTACCAGAAAGGAATGGTACCGCGTCAAGCAAAGTACCGATCCTGAGAACCCGGTAGGTAAGTTCATTACCAGCATAAGTGATGACTGGGTTGAGGTTGTTTGTGACTTCACGGATATGGAGGATCGTGATATTGAGGTAACTATAGAATGTTATAAGACACCGGCCGGTAAGGTGAAGCTGGAGGTTCTCACGTCATGGGACGGGAATATAGGAGTTAGGGATAAGAGTTATAAAGTCCTGGAGACTACCGATCCGTCACAGCCTGAGGGCGCCAGCTTCAGTTCCTTGCCAGATACGTGGGTAAGGACTGTCTGCGATTTCGATGATATGGAAGAACGTGACATTAGGTCTTACGTTGAATGCTACGATGGAGGTAACGGTCATGTTAAGCTTCGTAGACTGGTTTCTTATGACTCCAAGATAAAGGCCAGATACACCCGTTTCGAGGTCCTTGAGTCGGATGACGCCAGCTTCGTCCCGGGGACCGGCCTAGCTACCCTCCCCGAGAGTTTCTCCTTGGTTCCATGTGATTTCACGGATATGGAGGATAGAAACGTTCAAGTATATCGTGAGTGTTATGCTTTCAAAGGGCAGCGTATTGAGGTGGATAAGGTTGTCTCTTATGACGGTGATCTAGGTGATAGGAAGGCCAAGTATATTGTACGTGAGAGCGAGGACGGCGCTATCTTAATAGATCAGGAATATGATGAGATCCCTGTTGGATGGAAGAAATCTCCTTGCGATCTTGAGAACCTTCGTGACAGGCATGTATCTTACTACGATCAGTGTTATGTCACGGAGAACGATAAACGTGTGAAAATCCATAATATCGTTATATATAACTCTTTAGGATATGAGTGGTATCATTTCTATGAGGTTACGCAGTCAGAGGACGATAAATATGAGGTAGGCGATATTAACTCCTCTATGGTTAATAAATGGAGTAGGGTTGAGTGTGAGATGCCTGATATGGAAAATCGGTTCTTGGATACGACATATACCTGCTATGATACAGGGAATGGTACGGTTAAGATAAGGCGTCAGGAGTCTATTGACTATAAGCTTAATGTCCGGGAGTTTGATTATAAGATCGTGGAGTCAACCGATCCTGATCATCCCACCGATACCACCCCTACCCAAGATACGGTTAGTGGTTGGACGGTAATAAGCTGTGACCTTAATATCATGGAGGTAGATGACTGTTATGAGGTTGGTGGTCATAAAATCCATTTAAAGGGATTCAGGACGGTCAATCCGGCGTTACAGGATATTAAGTCCATATTGTATGTCGTATATTCCGACCATCCTGATTATAGTGCTGGTGATGAGCTTAATTCTATCCCAGAGGGGGCCAAGATTACGATATGCGATTATGCGGATAAGAGCCAAAGACATATGGTCCCGGTTCGTGAATGCTATGAGGTAGATGATGGCCGGTTCTATGTGGAGGGAAGTCGGTTGGTGGATAACAATATGGTCGTTGAGCGGATGTCGGTGATGGTTCTTGAGTCATCCTCCCAGACCTACCCTGTAGGAACTACGCTGACCTCTATTCCTGATGGCGCTACTATCGTGGCTTGTTTATGTCAAACCTGTTAATCTGAATGGCTATGGTTAAAGTATGTAATGATTATTTTATGATTGATGCCTTAGCTGGAGGTCAGGTCATAAGAAAAAGGAAATATCGTCGTGAGAATACGATGATCGGATATAAATGGTATGATTATAATGGGGTCGAGGTAATTGACCCCATTGAGATATCACGCTTGGATGGTCTAGCTACGAAACATCAGCGTGTGGATGAGGCTTATGATGATTACGCCGAGTTTATGTCCTCTACCAATTATGTCAATAGTGTATCTGGTATACCTATGGACAAGCATATGGTTGTGGTCGAATGGAGGCCGGAAAGCGAACAGGGGTTTGTTACGATGGCTCATGAGCAAGGTCTGGAAGGTGATAGCTATTATATCGTTGTCATCAATACAGGTGATAAGCAAGCCACGATCTATACTCCGGTAGACCCGGAGGACCCAAAGGAAGGCGCTACCCGTGCGGTTGATGGCGATAACGTTTCCGTTGGCGGATCATATGTCTCTATATCCCCCAAGCAAGTAGAGAGGATAAGGGCTACTTTCCGTGATGGTAAATGGTATTATGAGTTAGTCACAAAGACATATCCTAGTAATACTGGAGGCATTAAGATCGGGGATGTTGATTTTGTGACGTTCAGATATTTATGGGAATCAAGTTCCGGAAGGGACTTGGACACGATGACGGAAGCCCTTAATTCTAATGTTCCCACCATAGATAATCTTGCTGTAGGTTGGTCTGGCCCCGGAAATGGAGATAGCTCTGTTAGAGAAGTTCTTAAATGGGGTGGTGATAATACCGGTTCTGGTAAGGAATGTGTTTGGATGTCGGTGAAGGATTTAAGGGCTAAATATTATGATATCCTACCTGAAGAGACGTATTTCATGGCCTACGCTACATGGTTTGGATCTAAAGGTACGGGTAAATGTTCTTTTGAACTTGTTGGATACAAGGGAGGTACGATGAGCCAAGATGGATATAATTTCATCAATACCGGAGGATCTGTCGTATATCAAAATACATATGATTTTATCTGCAATACCAGTAAGGGGGCGAGTACATATAAGACTTCTTATCAGAAAGTAGCCCGTATTACTTATAATAAGCTCACCAATGAGGTCTATATGTCTATAGGCGATGCTATAGATCAGGAGGATAATTATGATAAGCTGGAGCGGGAGATCAATAATATAAAGGAAAGACTTAGCGATGTCGAGAGCGAGTTGGCTGTCGTAAGACGTATAGCTGAGGGCAAGAACGCGGCGTATATCTTTGATACGGTCGATGCCATGAATGAGTGGCTGGCGGTTCCGGAGAACACGGCTAAGCTCCGTGTGGGGGACAGCTTCTGGATCAGGGAGCAGGAGGTACCTGATTATTGGTGGGATGGAACTCAGGCTTTAGAGCAGGAAGGTCCGAAGGTTGATTTATCTCCTTATTATACGAAAGACGAGATTAATAATATTGTCAATGATATCAATCAGAAGATAGAGGATAAGAGTACGTCGATCATCTTTGACACCTATATCCAGATGAAGTCTTTTGTGGATGATCCTACCAATGCTGATAAGCTTAAGGAAGGTACTATCTTGTTGATACGAGAGAAAAATGTACCTGATTATTATTACGATGGAGCTGGGATAGTTAAGATGGAAGCCGACGTAGAGCAATGCCTTTATGTTACTTTGGCTAATAAGCCTACGGAAAGCACTATAAGTTATACCCAAGATCGGGAGGTGACTAATTTCGCTCCTGGAGCTATAGCTAGATGGGTTGACGCTGACGGTAATAACGTTTTTTATAAGCTTGTGGAGATAGTCGGCGGTAAGGCTAAGTGGATTACCCTTATCGATACTAAATACGGCAATGTGACGCTACAGAGCACTTACGACAAGAATTATGAGATCGTAAATATCGTATCTGGGTCACGTTTGCAGGCCATCAATAGCGAGAAGAATGAGATTAAGTTCGTTAACAGCGCTACCGGTAATGTTACTGTCGTGTTTAACGCCACGGTATCAGGAGGAGCCAAGAAACTTACGAGCCTGTTGGCCGTGAACGAGGTGGTCCTTACGCCTGGGGCGGCGGCGTCCTTCACCCGTACCGGCGAGACCTTCACCCTCTCCGATCTTTTTGGTGTTACGATCTTCCCGGATCTGGCTGATTCCAACCGTGAGGGAGAATGGGTGATGAGCGTAGGCGTAACCGGAAAACCGATCCTTATGGAGGTAAAGGAGATGCGTAAATGGGACGAGAGCATAACCAAGGATCTTACGATAGACGAGCTTAACGAGAAGTTCCCTAACGTGGATATCGGATTCGCTGTCGTATGCAAGACCATCAACAAAGTATATGAGATGGTTAACGGGTATAAGGAATGGGTGTCTTATGATATAACCTCAATAAATTAATGGTATGGCTTTTTTAGTAGGATACGACACGGTAGCGTCCTATGTCACGTTTATAGTGAATGAGGACAGGTTCCCTTGTTATGATGGTAAGGGTGCTGATTATATACCCGATCCGATAATATCAGCGGGTGCTTTTAATAGAAGTCTTGGGTTCTCGACAAGAAAGCCAGGATTCGTGGACGTTGATTGGGGGGACGGGACAAAGGATCAATATCCTTTAGTTAAGATATCTGATGGTAGTTATAGGATTGTATTCAGGTCTCTTGACATTGAGTATAAGAAGAATCCGGATGATACCGTATGGTGGCATAAGAAAGAGGATGGCTCACAATACATACCGGTTCCCCCACATAAGTATAGCGATATCAGGCGTAGGGAGGTTACGATGAGGTTCTCTAACGTAATTGATGGGGAATTTAATATGGATGGTATTGTCCTTCATGAGTTCCCTATAACTAATCTTCCTGATATAACTTATTTTGCTGTGGTTAGATCCGTTTTAAAAAATGGAGATATTCCATATGACAGGATAAGCAAGAGCGTTAATCTTCGTAATATACAGATGGGAGCTTTTTCTCATTCTGGTGTATGGAGTAATTGGCCAGAAGGTCTTTTGAACATGAAAAACCTGAGGTATTTCGGATGCAATAGCGTTTTTAATTTCGGGGATGATCCTGATTCTAATTGGAGAAGGTTCTCTGAATGGAAGAATCTTACCGAGTTTAATTTCAATTGGTGTAACATCCCTTCTTATGATCCGGCTTTTAATTCTATTCCGGCTGTGGGTATAAATATTATAAGCGATAGGAATAATATACCTGTATTTGATGAGGTGGATAAGGTGGGGGATGATAAGGCAGGCGTTGATTTTATGGGTAATGGTAGCTCATGGAAACAAGATCTGGTAGGAGGGAAGTTGAACAAGATTCAGCGGGCATATTGTTCTTCAAGTACGGTGCCGGTAGACGATCTTCCGGATTACTTGTATGAGATAAGGGAATTTAGGGTATGGAATTTGCGTGATGGTGGTAGATTTATAAATACGCAGGAGAGGGCTGATACGTTCGTTAACACGTTTTATGATAAGATGATGTCATGGGATTATATAACGATGTCACAGACGGCTTCTGACGGTAACAGGAATCAGTTTTATAAACTTACCTTAGATTTATATGCTGCCTCAGCTTCTACTAATAAGAGACCATCTGGCGTTTATCAAGCCCCTGAGGGGTTTGTTAAGGGTGTTAGCAACGGTAATCCTACGACGCCTATGGAGAAGGTGTATGTGCTTACCAACAACTACGGGCAGACGTGGATCTTGGCGCCTGCCCCAGCTTCCAAGGCCGCCCTTACGAGGGCACGGAGGGCGGGGAAGACCAGGATCGCCCCGTTCGTTCTTGGCGTAAAGGATGGGCATGTATCCGTGTTCAGCGGAGACGTGTTAGATGAAAGTATGTCCAAGTACAGTTTTGCCGATAAATACGAGGCTATAGATATATGTAGTAATCTAGGGCTTGATAGTTCACCTGTTGTCGAGTATTTTAGAAGAATAGAGGAGGGAGAGGTATGAAGTTGATATGTAAGGATACGAATAAAGGGTCTATAACCTTTTTTACTAAAGGCAAATATGCTTTTAGGGGCGTTGATAGGAATGATACTACTGATGACGTGCCTGACCCTATATTGGATGTTAATAATTACAATGAGAGTATACAGTTTTATTCCAAGACCCCAGGAATGTGTGAGGTCGATTGGGGTGACGGGAATAAAGAGCAATTTCCTTTCGTGAAGGATAGGAGCGAATCCATATACGGGCGATATAGGTTGATGTTCAGGAGAAGGGATATAAGTTATCGTAAGAATCCGGATAGCCATCCATGGTGGTTTTATAAGGAAGATGGGAGTGAGTATATCCCTGCGCCTAATCATGCTTACGCTGATGGGCTAGATAAAGAGCGGGTCATTACCATGACTTTTACGAATGATATTACATACGTTCAAACAGCGAGGATAATGATGGTAGGATTCCCGATATTAGACGCCCCAAGTATTATCAACTTAATCTTATCCATTACCGGCTATGGGAATATAACCGATATTCCTAAAGATAGGATACGTAGATCGGTAAATATAGAGTATATAACACTTAACGAATTAGGTGTAGGGACATTGACATCCATACCAGACGATTGGGATAGGTTGACTAAGTTAAAAGGCATTAATTTAAGTCGAACGGCTGATTTTAATGATACGGAGTCTTCTAATATAAGGAAATTCCCCTCTATGTGGCCTAATCTTGTAACATTATCTTTGGCAGGTTGCAGGGTTAGGGTATATCCAAGGGAATGGCTGTCTTTTAGCAAGCTAAAAGAATTATATATATCCCCGGGAGTGGCCATGTCATCGTTTGACCCTAATACATGCCCGGCTATGGATGAGGTGGATAAGATAAATCCTAGCTTAAGGACCTTCGACCATATAAATAGATGGTATGGGTCTGTCGTGAGCTGGCGTCCGTATATGATCGGCAAGGGGCTGGAAAATATCACTAGCCTTACCGCCTCACATAGCTATAGTAATATAGATGTAAGTAATCTCCCGGATTATATATATGAGATGAGATCTATGAGTAGTTTTTATATGCATATCTCCTTGTCAACCCAAAGTCGATGTGATACGTTTATATCAACATTATATGAGAAGGTAATGGGGTTTGATTATCTCACCATGTCTTCCTCTGCTTCCGATGGCAAAAGGAATCAGTTTTATGGATTGTATCTAAGTATGTATTTGGCCGCCAATCCTGTTGATAAAAGGCCTAGTGGCGTATTACAGGCACCTTCTGGTTTTATAAAGGGTCAGTCTAATGGCTCTCCGTCGACTCCTATGGAGATGGTTTATGTTCTTATGAATAATTATGGATGGAGGTTTAGTATGGCGCCAGAGGCTTCGGTGTTAAGGTCAATACGATCTTCTGATATTGACACGAGGTCGTATAAGCCATATAAGCTTATCGTATTTGACGATGGGCGTACCTTTGTAGGCAATGGAGATGTTTTAGCTCATGATACGGATAAGGTATTATCGTTTGGGGGTCAACCAGAAGGGGAGTATTTGTGTGATTCTATGGGATTGGACAGGAATGTTATTGTAGAATATTTTAACAAGATAGGTAATGGCTAAGACATTATATAAATATGAGGCTTCATCAAATAAGTTCGTGTGGTTCACCACATGGGATAGGGCACTTAGAAATTATTATACCGATGATTATAATTATGTACCAGATCCTGTCGTTGGTAATCCATTTAATACGTATGTTGAGTTTAGATCCAGAAAGCCCGGTATGGCTAATGTGGATTGGGGGGATGGAATAAAGGAGCAGTTTCCTATGACCAAGGTTCAAGGGCAGGATAATTATCGTATTATATTCCGTTCTTTGGCAATACAACACAGGAAAAATCCCAATACTACGTGGTGGTTCAGGAAGGAGGATGGATCGCAATACGTACCTATAGATAATCATGCTTACGCTGATGGGAGGAGGGACGTACAACGGGCTGTGTCGATAGATTTTACTTGTGATATTTATTATGCCAATATCCAAATTTGCAAGATGACATCTTTCCCGATTGTGGATATGCCAGGACTTGAGTTTTTGGTCGTATCCCATACGCTGTATGTTAATGACGGTATACCTGTAGACAAGTTGTCAAGATCCAAAAAGTTAATTTATATCGATCTTCAAAATATAGGGCAAAGAATGACCGTAATTCCTGAGGCTATAACCAGTAAGACAGAGGTATATTATTTAAATATGTTTAATATGTTTGATCTTAGGGATATAGAATCTAGCGGGATAAGGAATATAAAGAATATGAAAAATCTTCAAACCCTTGAATTGTCTTCATGTTATTTGGATAGGTATATAAAGGAATTTAATGATCTTCCTAAATTAACTTCGTTGAGAATACATCCTGGTCCTTCTGATATGTGGAATTATTTTGATATAAATACCCTCCCTTTTTTCGAGGTAGATAAGATAAATCCTAACATTACTAATTTTGATTTTTTAAATGACTGGGTAAGTGGAGAAAGGAGGACGGGTTGGAATGATGATAATATGTCTGGAAGGGGATTGGAACATCTTACTGGTTTCGTTGCAGTTAATAGCAATAGTCTTAGAATGGATAAGCTTCCGGATTATATTTATGAGATGAGGGCTATTACAGGGTTTAACGTGAATGCATCCACTCATAGCCAAAAAAGATCAGATGATTTCGTGAACTCTTTCTACGACCTTGTTGTAGGATGGGATCAGATTACTATGACATCCGTGGCTAAGGATGGGAAGAGGAACCAGTTCTATAGTCTTTCGGTAAGCATGTATAATGCTATTTATCCAACCGGAAACCAGCGTCCTTCCGGAACGGAGCAGGCGCCGGAAGGATTCGTGAAAGGCTCGTCCAACGGGTCTCCCGCTACGCCTATGGAGAAAATATATGTATTAAAAAATAATTACGCTCAGAAATGGACGATAAAACCGGAATAATATTATGAATATCAATATTTTAAAATTAAATTGGGGGGGGGTAAAATCCTATTTGCCTTATGATGAGAAGAAGAATGTTACCCAAAAGGAAGATAATAGAGGTATTCGAGGAACTATCTCCTCAGGATAATGGATATTGGGCGGTTCCTGATGGGGTCTATGAGGTTGAGTTCGCGTTGGTCGCCGGAGGTCTTAATGGAGAATCTTCCGATATATATAATGCCGGGAGTGGCGGTAACGGAGGTGGTGTACTGACTGAGACTATATCCGTAAATCCAGGTGTTACATATAGGGTGGTTGTCGGAGATATAGGTCAGGATAGTGTATTCGGTATATATCAGGCTATTGCCGGTAAAGGTGGAAGAGGCGGATATGGAGTTGAAGGGGATGGTCATGATCCTTCCCCGGGAAATCCAGGGCAAGATGGATCATATGTTTTTAATAACAAATATCCTGACCGATATCCTTATCCTATGGGCGCTGGTGGTGGATCGGGAGCTTATACAAGAGGATGGGATAAAGGCTTTTTATCCGGAGGTAAAGGTGGCAATCACGGAGGAGGTGATGGGGCTGGAGCTGAGGATACTGAGGGTGTTACTATTAATGGCGAAAATGGAGGTAATGCCACTTATTATGGTGGTGGTGGTGGAGGAGCCTCTAAAGCTTCTAATAGTGGGGCTACGAGCGGTCGAGGAGGATCAGGTTATCGTGGTATTATTATTTTGCATTATTTAAAAAACGGATAATATGGATAGAAATAGTATTATAAAAGAACTAGGTTCGTATTTTGATATAGTGGAATTAGTATGTCCTCATATATATAATAAGTGGAAGGACAGATCGTGGCAGTTTCTTGATACAGCGTTTCTCCATAATCTTCTTATATTACGGAGGGATATAATCAAACAGCCTATGTATTGTAATAACTGGGATAAGCAAGGGCAGTTTTCCCAACGTGGTCTTAGATGCAACATCTGTCAGATAGTTAAGGATAAGAAAGATGTTTATCTATCCGCTCATGTGTTGGGTAAGGCTGGTGATTTTGATATCAAGTCGATGACGGCGGAACAGGCTAGAGGCTTGATCTTGGATCATCAAGATATGTTACCATATCCTTTCCGGCTTGAGGGGAAGGTGGGTTGGTTGCATTTTGATAGCCTTGATACTAGGAACGGTATACATGCTGTGGTGTTTTAGGTACTTAATAGTATAGTAGTTAACTTAGCGTATATGGTATAAAATGAAAGACAAAGACATGATAGAGCGAGTAGGGGCTTTGTGGAATATTGCGCTTGCGTATGGTGCCTCTTGTTGGGCTTACTTCCAGCCAGTGCATCATTTATTGATTGTATTACTTATAGTATTAATAGCTAATTTTTTGGCTAGGTTAGCGCAAAGCATAAGGGGCTGGAAGCTCCGTAGAAGCCGTAGGAGGAGGTTTAGTTTCAAGAGATGGTTTAGGGAGGTCAGGTTTACTGATATCCTTAAGGAGTTCGCTTTGTCCTGTTTTATAGTAATGACATTATGTGTTATATATAAGACGTTATACCCGATCGAGGAGGAGGCTAGCATGATACTTACCGTTACCAAATATGGGGTGTATATAGCTCTTGTTGGATATGTTATGCTTTTCCTGAATACGATAGGGGATGCTTTTGCTGACGCTTATCTGGTTAAGGTGTTCAAGGCTGTATTCAATAGGATAAACGTATTCAAGATGTTTGGCTTCTCTAAAAACATACCTGATGAGACGTTTGACGATATAAAGAAAATTGCGGATGATGAGGTTAAGGATAAGTCTTAGGGCTGTTTTTTATTTAGGTCTGTCGCTGTTCCTGTCCTCTTGCGGAAGTAGGAGGCAGGTTAGCGACACGTCTATTGATAGCCGGCTAATAAGCAGGATAGAGACGATGATAGATGAGGCCATGGATCGGAGGATCGTAGAGATCAAGACATCTGATCTTAATGCTGATATCGTTATAACTGAGAGGAAATTCGATACGGGCAAGGATGTTGATCCTGCCACGGGGGAACGGCCGGTGTCCTCGCAGACAGATACCCATATTGTCATTGGCCGGCGGGACAGCACGGTGACAGCCGATTCCCTTGGAGTTAATAAGACAAGGAATGATATAAAGGATCTGGATAATAAGACAAATATCAAATCTAAGGACGTAGATGATAGGAAGGAATCAAGATGGCCTATAGTGTGGATAGTAGCTGGTATCTTGATGATATTGTTGGTATTGGTGTATATATTGAAGAAGACAAAGATTTTGTAATTATATATCATAAAAAAGGGCTATGATCTCTCACCGCCCCTTCTCTAATTAGTTTTTAAAGGATATGCAAATAGCATAGAGGTCAGTCCCGGATTCGAACCGAGGTATATGGTTTTGCAGACCACCGACTAAACCACTCATCCAACCGACCATGGCGCAAATGTATACATTCTTTTTGATAATATATTCATGTGGTACTATTTTTTGAATCTATTTTTTAAGATTCGTCTTTATAGTTATCTTTGTGAAAAAGAAATACGAATGAATCAGATCAATATCATACCGAAGATAATTCATGATAAGTTCGCCGCTAGGATTATCATGGATGATTACGATATAGAGAAACCTATCGTTATTACTGTCGTGGCTAGACGTAACGATGGTGAGTATAATACCCAGATATTGACATACCCGACATCGGGCTTTGATTATGAGGGTAATGTAAGGATGGTGTTTTTCGATGTTGCTAGGTCTCATGTTTGCCAGATAACATCGGTGTTTATCAACGGTCATGAGGTCAAGACATATTATACCGATATCCCGGATCTTGATATGCAAGCTCGTTATGACGATAGCTTGTGCCGGTACGATAAGAAGGTTAATATGAATGATATTAGGCTGTCGTTTCAGGTGCTAGAGACACGTGATCCCAAGGTGCTTCAGGTATTGGATGAGTCCGAGTGGGGGCTGCTGGAGGATAGGAAGGCGATCATCGAGATCACTACGCCGGGCATGTCTGACCCCGTTACGTTGTTTCTTGGCAAGAATCAGGTCAATACCTTTACCAGTTTAACACTAGGTCTCAATTGCTTTAATTACGATGATTGTAATGTCAAATACCTTGACCTCCCAGACGGTATATATGATATCAAGATCATAGGTAGCCCTTCCACTTACAATTTTAGTCGCAAGTATCTTAAGACGGATCTTATACGCAGGCGTCTTGATCGGCTATGGATTAAGACTGATATCCTATGCGAGGACAAGGATAAGGATCTTATAAATAAGATACAGGAGATGGAGACGCTTATGGCTGTAGCGGAGGCTAACGTCAGGTTGGATAATATAGAGGCGGCTCATGAGATCATTGATCGTGTAGGAGAGCTTCTTGAGATGGCTACTAATTGCGTGGATTGTTGAATTTTAAAGATATAATTATGGGTTGTAATACTTGTAAGGAAAAGGCGTTAAAGGCCGAGAGAGAAAGGATTGAGAGAAGTATGATGAATCGTCCTTCTTCTACCGTTGTTAGCGATAGGGAATATGCTTCTAGAAGCACCGCCGGTTGTATGGTCATGCTCGATCCGTTGAAGACAATGGAGCGTGACGTGGTGAGCATATACAAACAGACCCGTACCATAGGTGACGTGGGTATCGTCTATCTCAACATGCAGAAGAAGATCCGTGAGTGGATCAAGAACCTGCCATATGGATGCCCGCCTGATGAGGAGGTACAGGAAATGAGAAAGGAGATACTCGATGGGTACACAAAGTATATCAAGCCTTGATAGAATAGATCTATGTAAGGCTGTAGATGAATGGTTATCTTGCCAATGGGGTAGATACATGAGGTATCATAGGTATAGGATCGGAGACAAGCCCGATGTATCTTATTGGGGGAAGATAATTCGTCTGCAAAGGTCATTATGCGATAATGATTGCGGGTTATGCCCGGATGAGATAAGATCGTTAAAGGAACATATTAACAGGTTACTAGTATGAAAAAATACAGTTGTTCACATATAACCCCGTCCACTTGCGTGCCTTACGAGGGTGATCTCCCAGAGTGGTCAAAATATAAGGACTCTGGTGAGTGCGTTATGATCTCCGACGTGATAGAGGAGATATATGACGAGCTTACCCGTATCAGGGAGGCTATAGATGTCCGGGATCTTGGTGAGTCTTGCGTGAAGGTAAGTGGCGATAAGACCGTAGCGAAAGTTCTTTATGCTTTAGAGGATAAGATTTGCAATGGGTGATTAATGTCCTGATTTTGGGATATTAAAAATAGCCAATCGATTTGTGTTTATCATTTCGATTGGCTATTTTTGTATGTCCACTGACTCTCACGAGGGAGTGGACATAAAGTAATTAATTATTAACTTCAAAATTAGATTAAAAAATGAAGACGGTAAATGTTTTGACAAGAAAAATGGGTGATTTTAACGTTTTTCAAAGAACTAGTGATGGTTATTTTGATGCCAACAGTTTACTTAAGCAATGGAATGATAATCCCGATAACATAAGAAGAAAGTTTTCTGTATTTATAGATAGTCCTAAAACCATAGAATTTTTAGAAGCTCTAAAGGATGATGAAAGCCATAGTCCAAAAATGGACAATGGTGATAATCAATTATTTGTAAAAGTAAAAGGTAGAGTTACAAAACATGGCAAGACACCTGATAAGATATGGATGCATCCTTTGTTATTTATAAAATTCGCCATGTGGATAAATCCTAGATTTGAGGTTCAGGTTTTGAAGTTTGTACATGATCAACTTATAGATTACAGAGATAAGGCTGGTGATGCTTATAGGAGAATGTCTTCCGCTTTATCTAAAATCGTGGACTCATCAAGGTTTAAAGATAAAATACAGGATTTAGCTAGATCTTTGAATATAATAGTTTACGGTCTTCATGAGACTATGATAAGAAATTCCGTTGGCGAGGAGGCCAAGGCTAAGGAGTTGATGGAGCTGGAGATTGATATAGCTAAGATGATTGAATTTGGATATATAGTTACCGAGGAACAGTTAAGGGATTATCTGTATAAGGTTTTGAGAAGCAAAAAGGCTCTTCCTTTGTAATTTGATTTTAAATTGTATCTTTGTAACAAAGTGAATCGTAATGATATACAGTAATAAAGAAATAGTACGGACGTTCACCAAAAACAACCCGCCTGCCGGGTACGTGGGCGGCTCTGTTGACTACCGGGTCCCGGCCAATGTTTATTTTGGCGATACGCAGGAGGAGGCTGATAGTAAGGCTGAGGATGATGTCAATGCCAACGGTCAGGATTACGCCAACACATATGCCGACATAATACCGGCTGTATGGTATAATGATCAGGTATGCGATGAGTTTATCAAGAACAATTGCGTAAGCGGTAAGGGATCCAAGGAACAGATATGTGTAGAGAAAGGTAGGTTTGTGTCATACGTATCCAAGAAAGACGCCAATGATAAGGCGATGGTTGAGCTTGGAAGGATCGGGCAGGGGGAGGCCAACGCCGTTGGGGCTTGCTGCGAGGACTGGGCCTCACAGCCTCTTCGTGGCTTGTTTTACAAGAACGATTGTGAGACCGGGACATCAGGTAAAGAAGGTATTGTGTATGAATTGCCAGCCGGAGCTGTCATATCTGATATATCCCAGATTGATGCTGATACGTTAGCTTATAGGAAGTTCATGAAAGAAGGTCAGGAGAAGGCTAACTCCGAAGGTAGTTGCTCCCCTGTATTCTATAATACTACGATCGGTGATTGGTTTGAGAAGGTATGTCCGTTTGGATATAAATCAGGTAGGGTATATTATTCTATCAAAGCCAATAGGTTTAGATCATGGATATCAGTAGAGGATGCCAACGCCAAAGCCCGTGAGGTTTTGATGGTAGAGGGGCAGGAGTACGCTGATCTTAATCTTGAGTGCGAGAAATGGATTGAGAATATTGATCAAGAGGATCAATGTTATTGGTAAGAATGCGTTTGTGTTTTCCATAATGTTAGATTAGTGTTTGGAGGTAGGGGCTTATGGTCTCTACCTCTTATTGTTTCATGCGTCTCGTTGTCTTATAATCAAACCAAATAAGTATCTTTGCTAAAAACATTAATATTATTAATATGTGTAATACAGGTGGTTGTTGTCATGATCATTCGAGGGAGCGTCCTAAAGAATGCTGTCATGGCGTTAAGATAGATAGGTTTCTTAATAAATGCCCTAACGATCCTTGTGATCCTTGCGATCGGGATTGTCAGGACGAACCTTGTGTTGGTTATGGATGTCCTATAACCTTGTATGATAAATGTGTCTTGTACTCAGGCGATGAGTTGGTGGTGGATGGTATAGAGAAAGGTACTGATATCTCTGTCGTTATAGACTCATTGAGGCGTATTATAGCGTCTAGGGATAAGCAGATAGATTTATATCATCGTGAGGTTCTGGATTTGAAGAGGATTATAAACGAGCTTGTCAACGCCGGTGGTAGCGGCGGGGATAGCGGAACTGAAGAGGAGGTTTGGTGATATGAATGGCTGCAACAAAAAACAATACAGACCTACTGTAGACGACACGAAAGTACCGTGCTCTACGTACATGAGTACCGATTGTATTTACCCCGGTGATAAGGTACGTGTGGAATCATTGGGATTATCCCCTAATTGCGATATGTCCGATACCCTTAACGCTATGATAAAGGCTATACGGGATAGGGATGCCGAGATATCCGAGTTGAGAAGAATGATCAACAAATTAATTTGATAATATGAGAAATTGTAATCCATGTAAGCCGGAATATAGACCGGGGAACGAGTGTAGTATCTACAGCTCCCAGATCATATATGACGGTCAGTCGTTCCCTGAGGCAGATATCAGGAACGGTGATAGCATGAATAGCGTAATCGAGTCTCTGGTAAGGAAGCTGGTTGCCGTATCTGGCGCCACGGCGTCCATCCAGCGTGACTCGTTCAAGGGCGTTCAAGCTGTCAGATTAAGATACGAGCCGTTGAACGTGCTCAGCGTTACCTATTGTGGTACTATCGTCCCTAATGACGGATATGTCGTTTCTGGCAGGTCCGTTAAGTTTAAGAAGAAATATTGCATGGGTGATGAGTTCACTGATGTTAATATCGTATATACTACATTGAATAGTAATATTTTAAATACCTCATGTTATGGCTAAAAGAGTGTACGATACGGTCTTGGCTTCCGAGTGCGACGGCTGGGTATGTGGTGAGACCCTCAAGAAGGGATCTCTTCCCGTAGACAGGTTAGAGCTTGATTCTTTTTCAGAGGCTGTCAGGGAGCTTATAGAACGGTTTTTCGAGGAGGGATGGTTGCCGGATATGATCTGTGATCTTGGTTGTGGAGGCGCCAGCGTGTTTGAGATTAAGCCTACTAACTTCGAGTATCCTCCTGAGGGTGGTGAGCAGATTCTGGAGATTATCGTAGGTAAGAGTGATAAATGGACTATAACGCAAGCAGAGTGATATGGCGAATAATTTAAAAGATATTCTTGCCAAGATCGAGCAAGGTTCCTCATGGGTATCCTACGACAAGATCTCCGGTACCGGCCCCGACAAGGTGGCTATCAAGGTAGAGCCGGGATGGATGGGTAGGCTACCTAGGGAGACTTACGTAGCGGTCGAGAAAGGCAAGGTTACGAAGCTCGCCACTATAACCCAGAAGGGTATGGAGCGGGTAAGCGTGGATCCGACCAATATCATGTTCGACATGGAGGGTGGGACGGCGGTCATCAACGCCAAGCTCAACTCCGCCTCGGTCAAGGCTTCCTGCCTTACTCTTGGTGGTTCGGTGAGCAAGTCTTATATAGTTTCCATGAACGTGAACGGATTATCCATGAAGGTACCGGAAGAGGATAGCAGGTATATAGTGTATGCCGATCCTGAGGATCCCGGAGCCACTGATTTGTATGAGGCTAGCTTTGTCATAGCTATGCCTAAGAATATGGATAACGAACAACATCATGAGATGTTTGTCTTGAACGGTAAGGTTGTTAATATCAATCAACAGCCTAATGATATACCTTATATCATACTTGATCATGACTTCGATAACGTGACTAGCGAGAACGGTCAGGTTGTCATCGATATCAAGTCCAATACCGAGTATGATATCGAGCTGGTATGTTGCACTTGCGGTGATGGTAGTGAGCCGGAACCGGAACCACCCTTCAACGTGGATCCGCAAAGGTTGACGCTTAATAAGGATGGTGATACCCAAATCGTGAGGGTAGAGGCCGGAGATGATGTTTCATGGAGAATAACTGAAGGATAATATGGCAAGGGAAATAGATAAGAATTGTGTCGAGGGTAATTGCTTTGCCATTAACGACAAGAGCCATGGGGTAGGTGATAATAAGCTTAATATCGTATACAAGGCTAATTATACCGGTCAGATCTGTACGGCTAAGTTCCGTATAACGTCAAAGGACGGTAGTGTTGTTAAGGAGTATATGATAGCCCAAGATGCCAAGCCCGTTTATTATAATATCAAGATGGTTCAGCCGTTTACCAAGGATGACTGTCTAGCCAACCAGCACGGTTCGGTTGTCTTGTATGTGGTTGAGGAGCGGACGTACAAGTCGTTTATCTCACAGGAGGACGCTGACGCTAAGGCTATGGAGGATATAGCTCTTAACGGACAGAAGTACGCTAATGAGCATGGTGAGTGTATAACTGACATCTGGTATAACGAGGAGCAAAGGAAAACCTTTATCCGTAACAATTGTGATAAGTTCAGTGATGGTCAGGAATATGTTTACATCGTTCCTGAGGGTAAGTACGTGTCTTCTATCTCTCAAGAGGACGCCGACAGGAAGGCTCTTGAGGATATTGAAAAGAATGGTCAACAACAAGCTAATCTGGAAGGTGAGTGTAAGCCTAAGGAGAATATCTATTATGGTAAGTTTAGCAAGACCTTTACCCGTAACAATTGCGACTCCACTCAATACGGAACGGAAGTGGTTGTTAATGAGACGATGGTTACAGGAGACTTTAGATCCATCGTTTCCCAGGAAGACGCTAATAGCTTAGCTCAAGCCGCTGTAGAGGCTCAGGGTCAGGATATAGCTAATATCAAGGGTAATTGCGAGAAGATACCGGTATTTACTGGATCGTATTCTAAGGTATTCCAGAGAACCAATTGTCCTGAAGGTTCTACGCCTGTTGACTTTACCGTGGATGAGAAGATGTGTACCGGCTATCCGTTCACTTCTACAGTATCACAGGATGCCGCCAATAAGCTGGCGCAGGATGCTGTTGAGGCGCAAGGTCAGGCTATCACCAACGAGCGTGGCGATTGTCAGACTAATGTCTACTATAACGTTAGGATGGAGAAGACAGTCACTAGAAACAATTGCGATGAGTTCCATATCGGTCAACCTTATACTTATGTTGTAGCCGCTGGTAAGTACTTCTCTATTATCTCTCAGGAGGATGCTGACAATAAGGCTAAGGCCGATCTTGAGGCTAACGCCCAACAACAAGCCAACCTAGAGGGTGAGTGTAAGGAAAAGACTATTTATTACGGTAAATATAACAAGGAGTTTACTCGTAATAATTGTGACTCCACTCAATATGGTACTAAGGTTGTCGTGGATGAGACTATGGTTACCGGAGACTTTAGGTCAACTGTATCCCAGACAGACGCTAACAACAAGGCTAAGGCCGCTGTCGAGGCTCAAGGTCAGGATGTGGCTAATGTTAAAGGTAAGTGTGAGAAGGTGCCTGTATATACCGGTACTTATACACGTACGTTTACCCGTAACAATTGCGGTACCGGTACTGGTGGTACTTATACGGTAAATGATAGGATGGTTGACGGTTACCCGTTCACGTCTACCGTATCTCAGGAGGATGCCAACAATAAGGCCAAGGCCGCCGTTGACGCCCAAGGACAGGCTCTTGCCAATATCCACGCCCTTTGCACGTACACCGGCCGTGCTTCCTTGGAGTTCACGAGAAACAACTGTGGTGAGTGTAAGATCGGATCTAAGGTGACGATCACCCAAGATATGGTAGAAGGACACCCATTCCAGTCTAACGACTCCCAGACCGCCGCTGACGCTATGGCCATGACCGCCGTACAGGCTCAAGGGCAGGCTTTGGCTAACACCAAGGGTACTTGCTCTAACGCTACTATGTATACCGGTAGGGCTAGCTTCGAGTTCACTAAGAGCAATTGTGGAGCTAATCAGATAGGAGATCCGTTCACCGTGACACAGGATATGGTCGATGGTCATCCGTTCCAGTCTTGCGTATCGCAGGATGAGGCTAACTTGGTGGCTATGGCCGCTGTCATGAACCAAGGTCAGAAGATCGCCGATGAGCGTGGTACTTGCCATGAGGCTCCTAAGTACACCGGTCATTATAGTGAGGTGTTCGAGAAGAATGATTGTCCATCCGGATTGATACCTTCATCTGTTAACGTTACGGAGGCTGATGTCACTGGTGGTCCGTTCTATTCTTATGAGAGTCAGTTTGCCGCCGATGAGCTTGCTAAGGCCGCTGTCAAGGCACAAGGTCAGGCTATAGCCAACGATCGTGGTACTTGTGATGAGTTGAAGATATATGTCGGTAACTACAGCAAGGAGTTCACTCCTAAGTGTCCTACTTGCCAGTATGCTGATCCTATTACCGTAACCCCAGATCTTATGGGTCAGTTCTTCACTTCTACCCGTTCACAAGAGGAGGCTGACGCTTTGGCTAAGGCCTACATTGATAGGATGGGTCAGGCGTTCGTCAACAAGAACTACGATGATACGTGCCATACGAAGACCGAGCAACCAGTATGGGAGACTATAGAGACCGTATGTAAGGACTGTATCTCTCAATTACATCAACGTAATACGAATACCTGTTATACTGATCCTAACAATCAAGAGCGGTATATAGCCGGTGGTAGCAATACCTGTTTCTGGTTTGGTACGGCATCCAAGGCCTTTACCCGCCAATGCGCTGACGGAGGTGTGGGTAGTTCTGTTACTGTAACCCAGAATGATGTTACGGACCCAAGTCCTAGCTCTGATGGTAAGTTTAAGTCATGTGTGTCACAAGCTGACGCTAACGCCAAAGCATTGGCGGCTGTTACGGCTCAGGGACAGAGCGTGGCTAACTCGAAAGGTACTTGTACGTGGACAGGAAGCTATACCGGTCAGGTTCAGAAGAACAATTGCGCTGATGGCGGCGTAGGAGACATGGTATCCGTAAGTAGCGATAGGCTGCCAGGACATCCGTATACCTCCAACATATCTTTGGCTGACGCTAATAAGAAGGCCGAGAATGCCGTTCGTGGATCTGATGGTCAGGCTTACGCCAATAAGAATGGAGGATGTACATGGACTTACGTGGCAAGCCGTGACTTCTATAGGAACAATTGCGCCGGAAGCGGGGTTGGTCAGAGAATAACAGTGACCTCTACGCAGGTTAACGGCGGTACGCCTATCACCAGCAAGGTTTCTTTGGCTGATGCCAGAAGCAAGGCCGAGCAGATCTTAGACCAGAAGGGACAGGATTACGCTAACCAACATGGAACTTGTGTATGGACCGGTACTGGAAGCGCTACATTTTATAAGGATAATTGTGGTACATGTAAACATGGTGTCGCTCTATCCGTTCCTTATAGCGCCTTAGGGTTGTCAGCGTTGACATCTACCGTATCTCAGGCGGATGCCGACAGCAAGGTTCAAAACGCTTTCAAGAATGATACGGCGACTAAGACCGCCGCTCAAGCTTACGCTAACAAGAATGGTGATTGCGCCGATGACGATGACACCCCATCTTATGATGATTGGAGTTACTATTGTAGTGGATGCGATTATCGTAGGAGTAGGAATCAGACCAATCCTTGCTCTTCAGCCCCAAATCAAGATGAGTTGGTTGAGTCCGATTCGAGATCTTGTGGATGCGGGTGTGATAATACATACCATATGGATAATAGCAGGTGTAATAATGGTAATAGCGAGGAGCATTATTCTAGCGAGTGCGATCCTACAGGATATTGGCAGAATGGTGGTGAACATTGCTGTAATCCACATGACTACACTATCTATACCAATGAGGTATGTAAGGGATGTTCGGGCGAATGCGGTGATGTATGTGTTCCTGATAGCCCTATTAAGGTGGTTAGCGCTGGTGAATTTTGTGCTTCTTCATCGAATCTGGCTAGTGAACAAGCTTATAACAAGTATAAAGGGTACAAGGATGCATTACAATATTTAGTTAATGCCAGGATATGTCCTTCTAAGGTTGGCAATGATGACCGATGGGGAAATGTCAAGGCTACGAACTGTCCTAGCAACTGTACTCCTAAGACTATCAGTTATAAGCAAATCGCTGGTAAATATGAGGCTTGTACCAAGGACGAGGCAAACAGAATAGCCGACAATAACCTCCAATCCGATGGTATCT